TACTTCGTCCAGCCCCGGTGGCGACCAGATCCTTAACGCCCCAGCAATTGTGGAAGTCTTTGAGAACCACATTTTCTTAGGCGGCGACTTAACCTCCCGTGCTGTTATTTGTCACTCAGCACCTGCAGATCCATATAACTTCACTGCGGCTGCAGGTGGTGGTCAGATCACTCCGGGCTTTAACGTAGTTCAGTTCAAACCTTTCCGTGACGATCTATTTGTATTTGGTATTAACGGCATCAAGAAGGTAAGCCCTGATATTACTGCAGGCTTTGTTCTGGATCAGGTCACAGCCAATGTGGGTTGTGTCGCACGGGACAGCGTACTGGAAATTGGTGGGGATCTAATCTTTCTATCCCCAGAAGGTTTCCGCCCGGTTGCTGGTACATCCCGCATCGGTGATGTCGAGATCCAGACGCTATCAAAACCTATTCAGGTCACTCTGGTGGACATGATCCGTAACTACGACATGGATAACCTTAACGGTGTTGTTATTCGTGGTAAGTCTCAGGTCCGCTTCTTTGTAGATGATGATGGTACAGAGGTCACAGACAGCTACGGCATCATTGGTGGTCTTGCAGATCAACAGGGTTCCATTGGCTGGGAGTTTGGAGAGCTTACAGGCATCCGAGCTTCATGCTGCACATCTGATTACATTGGGCGCACAGAATACATTCTGCACGGCGACTATGACGGCAAAGTGTATCGCCAAGAGCAAGGCACCAGCTTTAATGGTGGAGACATCCTTGCAGTATACGCTACGCCCTATTTGGACTTTGGTGACACAGAAACCCGCAAGACCATGCGCAAGGTAAACACCTTTGTTCGTGCTGAAGGTCCGGTACAGGTCTTTCTGTCTATGGCCTACGATTGGGGCGACTACACCACATCACGCCCGTCTTCATACTCCCAAACCAGTGCAGGTGGTCCTGTGGAGTACGGCGGAAGAAACATTGACTTTGCCGGTGCGAACATCCTGTACGGCGGTAACTCCAAACCAATTATGACTTCAGACATTCAAGGGTCTGGCTTCTCCTCACGGGCGACCTTCGTGACGGTTGGGCAATCAGAACCTTATTCGATCCAAGGTCTAGTATTTGAATTTTCGATTTCAGGAAGGCGATAAAGTATGGCAGGTTATACACGCCAATCAGTAGCGGATATTATCAACGGCGCAGAGATTACTGCACCACCGCTGAATGCTGAATTTAACCAACTACGAAACGCCTTTGATGCTACTGGCGGTCACTCACACGATGGCAGTGCAGGTAATGCCCCTGCAATCAATCTACAGACTTCTGTATCTGGCTATCTGCTACCCATCAACGGCGGCACCGGTGGTAAGAGCAACGTAACTGCAACATCCAATCCTACACTTACAGATGATGTAGTTGCAGGCTACGCACCCGGTTCCGTTTGGCTTAACACTAGCACTAGCCGTATCTTTATCTGCGTGAACAACACATCCTCTGCGGCGATATGGTTTGAGGCAGTAGGACAAACAGCTACAGAAATATCACCGGAAGTAACAAACACAGTAAGCGTTGGTACAACAACCAATCGCTACAAAGATCTGTTTCTATCCGGTTCTATTGACGGTACGCAGAACGCTACCTTCGGCGGTACGCTAAACGTCACTGGAACCACTACAGTCGGTACGCTAAACGGTACAACAGCAAGTGTAACCGGGCTGACTACACTGGCTCAGGTTGATGCTAACAGTGGTACAATTGATGGTACGGTTATCGGCGGCAACACAGCCTCACCAATCACGGGTACGACGATCACATCCACAGGCGGCTTCACAGGCGACATTGTAGGGGATGTAACAGGTAACGTAACATCTGCAGGTACATCGACCTTCAACAACATTACAGCCACCGGTACAACAACTGGTACGTTTGTAGGCGGTATCACAGGCAACGTCACAGCCACTACGGGATCTTCTCAGTTCAACAACGTGACCATCAACGGCACACTGAATATGGATGGCGCTTCAGCCGCTACCATTGAGAACCTTACTGATCCGGTAAACCTGCAAGATGCAGCCACAAAGAACTACGTCGATGTAGGGTTAGCTAACTTAGTCGATGCCTCACCCGCAGCCCTAGACACGCTTAATGAGCTTGCGGCTGCGCTGGGCGATGATGCTAACTTCAGCACCACGATGACCACGGCTTTGGCTGGTAAGGTAGCCGATACAGGCGACACCATGACGGGCAACCTGATTATGTCAGGTGCTACGGTCACAGGTCTGCCGCTACCAACAGCTAACACTGAGGCTTCGTCTAAGCAGTACACAGATCAACAGGATGCTCTTCAGGTATCACGGGCGGGTGATAACATGTCCGGTCCTCTGGCGATGGGTCTAAACAAGATCACAAACCTTGGGACGCCGACTGCCGCCACAGATGCAAGCACAAAAGGTTACACAGACGGTATTCTAGGTTCTGCCACAGCGGCCTCCGCAAGCGCAGCGGCAGCGGCTACATCTGAGGCCAATGCTGCGGTATCGGAAGCCAACGCACTAGCATCTGAGAACACCGCACAAGATTGGGCAGTCAAGACAGATGGCACGGTAGATGGTACAAACTACTCTGCTAAATACTGGGCTACCCAAGCAGACGTAGGAACGGTAGCTACCAACGTAGCTGACATGAACACGGTCGCAGGCTCGATTGCTAACGTGAACCTTACAGGCGGATCAATTGCAGCGGTCAATACGGTCGCAACCAATATCAATAATGTTAACGACTTCTTCGATACCTACTTCGTAAGCCCTACGCAGCCTAATGGTGCAAACGTAACTGAGGGCGACCTTTGGTTCGACACCACAGCACAGGTACTGAAGGTACGCTCTTCTAGCGGCTTCCAGAACGCTGGTTCATCCGTAAACGGTACAGCGGAACGGCAGGACTACGAGGCTACTGCAGGTCAGACAAGCTTCGCAGCGGTCTACGATCCTACCTACGTCGATGCGTATTTGAACGGTGTAAAATTAGCACCTTCCGACTTTACCGCAACAGATGGAGCCAATGTGGTCTTGGCCTCTGCAGCGGCGGCTGGGGATACGGTTTCTATCGTGTCTTTCGGCACCTTTGAATTGGCAGACCACTACAACAAAACAACAGTCGATGCTCTGATCGACGATGTGGAAACACTAGCATTGGCAGGAATATAACATGGCTATTAGCACTACTCAGATCGAGGCAAACCTCACAACTAAACTTAACGCCACTACAGGCACAACCGAAGGCAAGGAGTTTCTGCTTTTAGGTAAGGCTGTCGAGGCTCTCACGCCCACGGTTACTGTTAACAGCGTGATTACAGAAGGTACTACACAGGTATCCCGTGTAACCTCTGAGGGTACTACGCAAGTAGCTGCGGTACAGGCGGCTGGTGCGGGGTATGCACCATTAGCTGACCCGACCTTCACAGGCACGGTCAACGCTGCGGCTCTTACGCTTTCAGGCAACCTCACGGTTAACGGTACAACCACCACGGTGAACAGCACTACGCTTGATGTGGCAGACCTCAACATTACGATTGCTGATGGTGCGGCAGATGCGGCTGCGGCAAACGGTGCAGGTATTACAGTCGATGGTGCTTCAGCCACGATGCTCTACACTTCTGCTACGGATACATGGGACTTCAACAAAGCTATCACAGGGACGTACACGAACCTTCAGCCTGTTGTGAACACCAACGCAGCGGTCATAGGCGCTACAACCTTTGACGTGAATAAGCCTATGCACCATTTCGATATGACAGGTGCAGCCTCATTTACTGGCGTGGGCATTGCGGCAGGCAAGACCTGTATGATGGTTCTGGACACTTCAGCGTCAGCCTACACTCCAACTTGGGGCAGCGACATCAAGTGGCCCGGTGCGGAAGAACCTACATGGGCTGACAGCCGTTACTGGATTGTATCGTTCACATGCCTTGATGGCGTAATCATCTTGGCCTCGGCTTCTGGCTACACGGTTTAAAAGGGGGTAAGCAGATGAGTTTACCTACAAGTTTCTTTATAGGTCGTGGTGGTGCTGGTTCTGCTATTTATCGTTTTTTAATGATTGGTGGTGGAGGTGCTGCAACGAGCAATTCGTGGTCGACAACAGGTGGACCTGCGGGGTTAGCTGTTTTTGATATTGAGCTACTTTCGGGGACTTCTGTTACAATGACGGCGGGAGGTGCCGGAAATTCTACCAATAAATTTGGCGGTGGCGGCGGACACAGCCGCTTACAAATTGCGGATGTTGCTTTTGATGCCGTAGTCGGAGGTGGGGGTGGTGCTGGTTACGTTGACATGGGGGGGTTCGGTGGTGGACTTCATATCAATGGGACACATGGTTACGACTACCCTGGGTCTGCAATTACACTAAGTGGCGAAATCCAAAATGACGGTGGCAAATACGGCTCTGGAAGAGGTGGTTATACTGCACCGAGTGGTGGTGGAAGCGGCGGCGTTGGGGGACAGAACGACACGAACTCAGGGGTAGCAGGTGGCTCATTTTATGGGGGTGTTTATGCTTACCCCGGCGACTCTTACCCCGGCGGTGGCGGCGGCAGTGGTTACTTTGGCGGCGGATCAGGCGGACCCAATAATGGACAAGGCGGCGGTCCAGGCGGTGGCGGATCCGGTTTTCTAGCTGTTGGAAGCGCCACTTACACACAAGTTTTAAATGCTGCTCACCAAACACTTAATACTAATTTGTTTAGCACTGATCCTGCATATCATGCGTCCCGAAATGAAAGCATGAACGTACAGTACGGAAACATAGATTTCCGCTTTCCTCACGACTACTTTTCAATTGGCGCTGAAAACAGTCACGCTATTTCTCACTGGCATGACCAACTTGGAACTGTAGAACCTGCGTTTTCTAGTTACCGAAAAAGAGGTGGCGGTGGGCGTCAAACCACTGGGGTGTACGATGGGAACACAGGGGTAATCGTAATACTCAAAGATGGTGTTCAAGTCGCAAGTGTTTCAGGGGGAATGAATACTTCCGGCAGCAGTAATGACGGAAATGTTACTTCTACCCTTAGTTTACCGTAAGGAAATCACACCATGAGCAAAGCAAGAATATTAGCCGACCTGATTTCCGACAGTCAGATCACGGCTTCAGAAATCACAGGCCTAGAGCTTAACTCCATTCAACAGGGCGACACGGTTGTCGAGGTGTCCGACACAGGCAGCGGCGGTAAAGTCGTTGTCCGTGTGGATGGCGCTGACAATGCAGAGTTTAACGCTGGCGGTATGGTCGTTCCTAAAGGCACTACAGCACAGCGTGACCCAGCGGCTGTTGTTGGTTCCATGCGATACAACACTACCACGGGCTTCTTCGAGACCCTTACAAGCTCTGGCTGGGGGGCTGTGGCTACACCTCCAAGTATCACAGGTATTACACCTAGTAACTTCAGCGGTGAGGCTGGCTCTACCTTCACGGTAGATGGTGCGTTCTTCGATGTAGATACCACGGCAGTATTCAAGGGTGCTGACGGCACAGAATATGCTGCCGCTACAGTTACCTTTGTTAATAGCACTCAGGTTACGATTACTAACGCTATAAACCTTCCAGTGGCTAATGAGCCTTTCAGGGTAACAATCACTAATGGTGCTGGTCTGACCGCAGAAAGTGTTCAAGGCATTGATGCTGGTTCTGTACCAGCCTTCACGACAGCCGCAGGTAGTCTTGCCAGCACTTCACGCTGGAACGAAGCTGTTTCTGTAACTGTAAATGCTACTGATGCTGAGAGCACTATCTCAGGTTATGCGGTCACTGAAGGTAACTTACCTGCGGGTCTTTCGCTAAACGCTACTACAGGTGCAATCACAGGCACGTCTACCGCACAGG